GGTTTGCTATCTCACCTTGCACATACTTAACAATTTTTTGCACCGCAGGATTACCGCGCTGCTCACCTTTTGCCAATGTCACAAGTTCTTTATTGATTGCATCAAGGTTTGGCGCAAGTCCTAACGATCCACCTTCACGGGCTGTGCGCTCTGCCTGTCCAAATGCTTGTTGCCTTGCGCTGCCCGTAACTTCATCCCGACGCGCAAGCAAAGCCTCCATTTCTTTAGGAGTGCCTGCCCGCTCTAGCAATGCAGCATATCGAGCGCGAGCGTTCTCTATGTCTAACGGTCGCCACATCTCGGGCGATTGCACCCGGCTACCTGTTTCTAGCGTCTGCATTAGCGGGTTTTGCGTTACAACGGCCGAAGTGCCACGCACTCCGGGAACTGGCGAATAACCACCGCGCAAATCTCTGATTAGTTGAGCGGTATCTCCTGCATCCCTAGCAATCTGCTCTCCAACGACTTCACGCGCTCCAACCCCGCCCATTCCTCGCGGTAACGCCCTCTGAACAACGCCAACCGCAGCAGGCAATGCACCGCCCATGCCACCAGCGATAGCTGCTCCTGTGCGATCCTCGGGGGTTAGAGCGGCACTTGTGGCGGCGCTTGTTCCAGCCATTTCTGCAGTCTGCCCAATTCGACCACCAAGGCTAGGAATCATCCGCGACACGCCGGGGATTATCGAAACGGATCGCATCGGAAGCGCAAAGCCCATGCCTGCCTCGCCGCCCATGCTGCCTAGCTGTGTGCCTGGCGTGGCTTGACGCACCATGTTCAATTCCTCAACGTTTTGCCGAGGAATATCGGTAAACAAACCTTTAATGCCCATCGCGGCACGCGGCAAAACAGTACCAGCACCGATTGCAACTTGCTTGGCAAACGGTTCTGCTCTAATTTCTTGCGAAACGCGCTCACCCATTGTTTGCTCTCTCGGCTTAACTCCAGCCTGAGAGAACATAATTTTCATAGTGTCCGTCAGTTCTCGGATCACTTCAAAATTAGGATTTGGCTTGCTTGATTCTAAGGCGATTGCAGCCTCAAAATCTTTAAGCGATGGCGCTAGAACCGGTTCAGCCATTACCGTCTCCCTCCCATAACAGCATTCAAGGCATCTTGTGCGCCTTGCGACAAACCGCCAGCACGTTTTTGAGCATCTTGCATACCGCGACGCATAGAGTCCTGAAACTCTCTTGCTGCCCTTACAAATTCTTCACGCGATTGCGACGTGTTCATGCGGGTAATTGCCGCTGCTGCTTTCTGTCCTTCAATCTCAGAAATTGCACCGCTACCGCGCATTTTTTGCACAGCTTCAAGGAATGCTTGCCCTTTTACTTGATCGTACATCGACATAAAATCAGCACCACTTGAGCCAGGAACATATGCGCCTAACCTGCCGATGGCGCTGCCAACTGTGCTAATGCCAGGATGCGGCTGCGTGACCACATTTCCTTTTTTGTCTACTGTTCCGACCATGCGATCTATCAAATCAAGCATATTTTGCCCTTGCGCCAATTGCATAGGCAATGCTTCTTTTGCTTCTAACTGTTTTTTAACCTCACCAGTTACCAATTCTTTCTGAATGTCTCTTTGTGTTTTTAGAGGCAAACCAGTACGCGACAAATCAACAGGCAACCCCATGCCTGGCGCTGCTGGCGCTGCTGGCACTGTTGGCGCTACTCCTTGCCGCGGAGCATTCATTATTGTAGGCGCAGCAACTGCCGGTTGACCAAACAAGTTAAACGCTTGTGGCGCATTAGGCACTCCGGCGCTCATACCCGTTTCGGCTTGTGTTCTGATTTGCTGATCGCGCAATCTAGCCAAATCCATCATCAACCGTTGAGATTCAACTGGCGTAACTTGCCCCGTTTCTTTGCCGATATACCCGCTCAATACTTGCTGCACTTGCGGGTTTTGCATCATTGTTGGAGTCAACATTCCCAATTGCTGCAATGTACCAACAAAGCCGCCCATAGGTTGCACAATGCCTTCTTTCGGCGGTGCATACGGGTTCACGGGAACTTTAACGGTTCTGCCAGTAGCAGGATCGGTTGTTTCAATAAATTCTTGTTTCACACGAGGCACAAGAACCGAATAATCTTTGCTGCCACCGGCTGCAAATGCTCTAACGCTTTCCGGCGTGTAGTCTTTTGCGTCAACTTTTCCAAACGCTGATTCCGGCCCTTTCAGCATATTGGAAAGAATCCCACCGCCAGCCGATTGCACCATCGGATTGATTGATCCCATCGACAACTGAAGGGCACGCGCAAGGTCAGGGCCTACAGCCGGTTGTGCAGGCACGCCACGTTGAGCCGGGACTGTTAATTCCGGCATTTGCCCCATGTTCATTGCTGCTTGTTGTTGAGGGTTTACATTGCTCAACAAACTAGGGTTGTCCTCAATGTCTGCACTCGTAGGAATAAACTTTTGTTCCGGTACGCCTTCCGTTCCTTCAATTGCAGGAGTGCCGCGCAATGCTTTAAGAAACTGACTTCCTTCTTCTGCGGATTGCGTGCGGTACTTTTCACCCAATGCTTTCTGCTCGTTCGCTAGGTCTTTTTGCATCTTCATCGACATATAGCCTTGCAACGCTTTAGCGATGCCTGTAAGCGGCGAAGTCCTAGCCTGTATGCCGTTATAGCTAAATGTCTCCGCAGGCTGGAAAGCTTGCTGCTGCATCAATTCAGCCATGCGCTGCCGACGAGCAATATCAGCCAATTCAGACTGGTAAGGGCTTGGTAAAGTAAAGCTAACTTGTTCAGCCATTATTGCGGCCCTCCTTGCCATGTATCAATCGGGCTTGCTGATGTGTCCGGTTTTTTCTTAAACAACTTTGCCATGTCCGTTAGTGACATTCCGCTGGATGATTGTGCAGGCATTTGTGGAATTTGCACTTTTTGTTCCGGCAAAATGTAATTTTCCAATGCTTGTGCCATGCGAACGCGTTTTTCTTCAGGATTGAAGCTGAACATATTGTTCATGCTAACGCCCCGTAATTAACCATCTTGTATCCGCTCGGATGCTGAATCACAGCTTCGGGCATCACCGCTTCAACTTCATCAGCCATTACGCCTATTTGACGACCGCCGAAAATGTCATATTCGTAAATCCCGATTCCCAGTCGATGCGTGCCAATGCGTTCAATGTTTGACTTTAGGCGGCGATCTGAAAAGTAAGTTGCCGCTGCCATGCCGCCTTGACCAAGCAGGTTGTAAAGCCCCGCATTTTGAGCATTTGCGTTAGCAGATTGAATGCCATAGTTCTGCATATTGGCTTGCCCTTGCGCTTGCGCTCCTGCAAAGATTGGGGCTGGCGCAACCGATGGCCCTTGATAGCCTTGGAACTGCGGCATCTGAATTTGCGATCCCGACATAAGTCCTGTAATTTCGTTCAACGGCTGTTGACGCAAGTAAGCTTGGCGCTGCAACTCTTGTTGTTGCGCTGCATTTTGCGCTGCCAAGATTGCTTGCTGTTCGTTCAATCCTTGAGCGCGTGCGCCTGTGTCTAAGCTGATGCCTTGCAATGCCGCTTGGCTCAACAAATCGTTGCGGTTCTGCGCTGCTTGCGTTTGTGCAACCCGATAGGCTTCTGATCCTGGCGTAATGCCTTGATTGGCAAGCTGATTCTCCATCGCGGCTTGCTGGCGTTGCAGTTGCGGCTCTAACCGCGCCATAATCGCTTGTTGCCCCGTCATTCCTGCATTGACCGGCATTTGCGCGAGATTGGACAAATCAAGGCGGGTTTGCAGTCCTTGCCCTGCTGTGCCAGTCGGCGAAAACGGCGAACCAATGACTTTTTGCGCCTGCGTCGTGCCCGTTTCCCCAAGACCTGCCAATAGCTTTTGAACTCGCTGCTGTGCGGCAAGCGTTTCCTCGGCAGTTGGAGTCAATTTTTGCGTGATCGTGGGCTGATCGCCTTCATAAGTGATCGTTTGCGTGCCCAACGGAGAAATAATGTTCGGGTTCGACATTCTTCCTTGAACGCGAGCGGTTTCTACGTTTGCAGCGCCCTGTGCTTGTGCAGCGCCAGCGTAATCAGGCGCGGGCGGCGGCGGCGGTGCTGAAGAACCTTTACCCATAATGAACTCCTATTTTCTTGCGGTATTTATCAGTCAAAAACCTGCAAGAGTCATGCTTCATTGTAAAGAAAACAATGTCACCGTCAACCCTTGCGTCCTTAATTCTGCCTTCCTCTGCGAATCCCATATTTGTTACTAGCTTGATGCTTGCTGCGTTGTCGCTTCCTACTGGCACAATAATCTTATCTACTTGGCACACGTTGAACGGATAATCGAAAATTGCTGCTAAATATGCGCTTGTTATCCGTCCTTCGATTGCTATATGACACCAAATACTTTTTCTGTTCCAATTCTCATAGATCACGCCTGCAACAATCTGATCGTCCTTACACAATCCAATCGCTTCGCTTCTTCCTTCAAAGTAGCCGCCTTCAACACGTTTAGCTACCCAATGCCCGATAGCCGGGCCTTTCGTTATATGCCAGCCCATCCGGTTTGATACACAACGTCAGTCGATGCCCATTCAATTTGAATGCCACCGCTTGCGCTTTTCATCTGAATGCCGCCGCAGTAACCGATCCCCGTGATGCCTTGCCAGTTGTTTGTGATCGTAGAATCCGAACCCCACAAGCCAACATCCCATAGCGATGTGCCCCAAACACCATAAGTCTGCGGGCTATAAGAGAGTGCAGCAGTAGTATCTTGAATGTCGAAATCGACGTTCATACCGACAAAAATTGCCGGTTGTCCGTTTGTAAAAATGCTAGGTCTTGCGCGGGTGAAATACTTCTTAACGCCACGCGAACCGTAATAGTTAAATGCTTGCAGTGTGTTTGCTTGGATGTTGCTTGAGTTGTCCTGATAGTCCAACGTCCACGCTTTGCCTACAAAACCATTTCCACCAAAGTAAGGGTCATCGTTGTAGATTTCCCAACAGTTAGCATTCCAATTCGTGAAATTGCACCATGCTTTTGTAATGTTGTTCATCACATACTGCTGCTGCTGAGAACCTTCCGATACCGGCACATTGACAAACAACGCATTGTTTTTTGCGTTGTAAAGAATCTGCCAGCCAAAGTTGTTTTGATAGGTGCGCGTTGCCTCTGCAAATGCGCCCTGTATCTTGTCGGATAGCGCAATCCTTGGATCAAGCCGCGAACTTTGCACAGCAGAAGCCAACGGATACAAACCGTCCAGGGTCAATATCAGCAAGTCGCCAGAATACTTGAACATGCAACGCTTGCCGATGGGAGTGCCTAGCTTCCAAACGCCAATGAGCGCCCATGTCGAAGCAGAAGCTGGATCAGTTCCGCGATAAGCAACGATCTCGCCGTTGCTAGTGACAAACACCAAATTGTCATCAGCGCCATAACCAGCGTCAATCGTCCAAGTGCCGATAGCTACAAGATAGCCACCAAAACGACAAATCGAACTTAAATCTAGCTGTTCAGCAGCACCACCAACAGAGGAAGTCGGCAAGTACCATGCTTTCAAAGTGTTCTTTTGAATGAACCACACTCGATTTTTAAACAGCGTCACATCATCAAGCGTTGTCGTTGTAACGCCCGTGATTGCAGGAGTCGAAGCGCCTGTAATCGAAGTCCATGTCGTTCCGTTGTAAAGCAATGGCGCATCGACACCATTGGCGCAATACATGAACGAACCGCCAGGCGTAGAGACGTTGACGTACTCCCACCGACTGCTA